ACTTCGGTGTTACAGATGCGCGCAAAGTAATCTCTTACTTGCTTTTTGACAACCTCGTTTTCATTTTCAATGTCTGCCCTGAAAACAGTCTGCAGAATCTTACATGTAGGATGTACACCATACTTCTCTCGGTAGTCAAACACCTTCTCGATAAAAACTCGAAGATATTTAAGTTCCAAAAAATCAGGATTCAATACCTCGGCGATCTGATCCGCATAAGGACGATCACACAGCACCAAGTGGCACATGTCTTCTTGAAATGCTTTTCCAAATTTAGAAAATGAAGGGCTTTCCACTATGTAGTCTGCTGCTCTTTGTGTGAGTAAATCAAGCTCTTGAAGTTAACAAACAAGTCGTTAATACTAAGCTCCCCAATACCGTCTTCCACAAACATCTTCCTAATCATAGTCTTGTTCAGTGCTGGTGTGAACTCACTAAAGATTGCGTCGATGTCACGTTTGGTCTGGATTGAAATTGATGGAGAATAAAGTTGCATCATTTTATAGTTCTCTGCAATGAGTTTCTTGCCCTCAACAATATTAGTAAAAGCCTTCAAGTTGTTCTCATTGTTTTCTTTGCAGAACTTCACCAACGCATTGATGGTACATGACTTTTCCTCAGCCAGGAAAGGGAACCTCTTAGCAATGGTGCCAAGTCCGACTCCCTTGATCCCAGGGAGGTTGTCACTCACGTCTCCGACAACCGCTCTCGCAAGCGCAAAGTTGTTTGGATGAATTCCGTATTGTTCAATAATTCTATTCCGGTTCAAATTTTCTTTTTGAATTGGGCGGTGTAGAATGGTTTCGTCATCCAGTAGCTGAAAGAAGTCTTTATCTGAACTTACAATCATCTTCTGGGAGCCCTGGAGGGCTCGGTGTTGTTGAACGTATGCAATGATGTCGTCCGCTTCAATCCCCTCATACATAAGCTGGATGATTGGCATCTCGTTTAGGTATTCGAATAGCCTCGTCTGTTGCCAGATCTTGTTTGTGATTTCTTCTGACTCTGAGAGGTTCCGAATGTCTCGATTAAGGCGGATGGGGGCTCGGCCCTCCTTGTACGATTTGTTTGTCGCCTTCCGTTTCTTGGAGCCTCCAGCCCCATCCCAGCAGATCACAATCTTGTCGGGCTTGGATTCCCTTACCAGTTTGTTAAGGATCTTTAGGAACCCTTTCATTCCTCCGATGGGTTGTCCGTTTGTTGACAGACTCGGGTCCACGATGTAAGCTCGAAAGTATGCGTTCAGCGCATCGACAATAAGAATCCTCTCTTTCATTCTAAACCTTCACAAATCCTTGCCGGAAACAGGGACCTGAAACATTATCTTCCCATACTGTAAAGTGGGCATCGGGGATCTCGCTCTTGCCGGCCACACGCCAGAGGGCGCCGTCGACCCGGTATTTAGCTACATTTTGCATCAGTGCAAACCCCCACAATGTGTTGGGGTCTGGTTTTGTCTCGCTCTTCATTATCATTTCCTTAAAGTTTATGTTTTTCAACGGTGGATTCATCACCGGTGGTATATACTACTCTCTTTACGCCACAAAATTTCAATACTTCCTCGCACATTCCACATGGCTTTGACATTCGGAACGTACCTTCTCGATTCATACGTACAACATACATTGTGGCTCCTTGAGTAATGGATCGATCCAAGCCCAAGATGCAACCAAGCTCTGCATGATGCGTAGCGTGGCCACAGTTATGAGTGTCTCGAAACCTATTCCCAAATCTATTATACTTATCCTTGTTGCACGCAGTATTAAGCACGGAACCTCCTTTTACTAGGATGGCACCGTGCTTAAAATGATCGTGCTCGCTCTGTGATGCAACTCGGCTGGCCAATGCCAGATATCGTTGCATCCCCTTCGAAATTTTCATACTACTACTATATCAACCTTTGGCTTAAAAGTCAAGAAGAATCTTAAGCTGTGGCCACTTCGGTCACGGACTCCTCATCAATCTTGTAGAAATCCTCAGCCCTTCCAGTTCTATCCTCGAACTTCAAAATGACTTCCTCGTCCATGATCTGAAGTACGCGGGCTCGGAACTTCTCGTCCTGCAGCTTGTCCAGCCAGCCAGACTTCTGGAACTTCTCCTTCTTGCCGTCCTCATGGATAAGAGTGAACCAAGCTCCCGCGTTGGTCAGTTGCTCCGATGACTTAATGGCTTCAAACCATGAGTCCTCATCACAGATGCGAACATCGTCGCCACCCCACACAATCTTGAATGTGCAGACACGTCCCTGAGTTCCAAAGCGAGACTTCTCAATCTTCGCCTTAACCTCTGAACCGATCCTGAAACCGTTCTCGTCCTGAATGAAGCTAGCCTTAGCCTTCCGACCAGTGAGCCAAATCCTCAACGAATACGAGTAGTTAAGAGCCTTCCCTCCTGGAGTGAAGTAGGGCGTCGTCATTGCTTCAGCGATGTTAGAAGTAATGTTGGTCTTTAGCTGATTAAGGATCAGCAATGTAGAATTACTGTTCGCAATCGGCTGTACCAACTTAGAGAGTCCCTTAGAAAGGATGCGTGGCTTGACTGCCATGCTGGAGAGGGGATTGAAGTCTCCCTCAATATCAGACTTGCTAGGAGTCAGCGCTAGGCTGTCCCAAATGAACAGGAACTGATTGCCAGTGCCCAAGAGTTCCTCGATGTTGGCTAGCACAGCTTCAACGCTGGTAGCTTGCACGTAAAGCACATCTTCAACATTGCAGCCGGCTCGGGCCAGAAAACCAGAGTCCAATGCAGATTCAGAATCGAAGTAAACTACATCAATCCCCATCTTCTGAGCGTTGGCTGCAACCTGAGAAGCCATGTAGGACTTACCAGTGCTTTCTAGTCCTGCAATCTCGCAGACCTTTCCCATGGGGATTCCTGCAGACTTTCCTCTACAGATGATGGAATCAAGCCACCGTGAGCCGGTTGGGATCCACTCCTTCACATCTGTTGGGTTGCCCTCAGTCAAGTTGTAGGCGATGTTTGCGCCTGCCTTCTTGTTGAGCATTTTACGCATTTCTGCAACGCTGATCTTACCATTGTTAGACATCTATTCTCCTGAGTTATAGTTATATATTAGCACATGTTCCCTGGTTTGTCCAGAGATTTTTTAAGAAAACTCTACTATTATTTTTTGAATACCATTAATGTAGAAAAGTTGCTGTGGGGGTGCACCTGCTTTCGACCTTGAGGTTGTGGGCGTGGGTGCCTAAGAAAGTGCATCTGAGCTACCTTCACCGCTCCCAACTCTACAAGGGCAGAGGAAACAGCATCAGTTTGAAAGTGCATCTTGCCCGATGAAACTTGGTCTTGTACTTTTACCAGAATGAAGCCCTTATCTTTTGTGACCCTGTAACATTCTTTTGCCCCAGCAATAATCAAATCCATCCGCTCTTGAAGGGTGGCCTTCTTGTGCACACCATAAGCTTTATCGATTTGTCCTTGTGACGGTGTACCGTTTAATTTATAAGGCGGGTCAAAAACTGTAGTGTCCCATTTGTTTTCCCAGTGCGAAGGAAAATTAGTAAAACTGTAAGAGTAATCGGCAGCGGTATAGAGATCGTTAGAAATCAACTCATTTGGAGTATAGCTGCTCCAAAACGCTCCCAATCCATATGTGGCATCAAGAACCTTACCCTTAATAAAACCCAGATTTGCCACGTCTGCTATTAACTCCCCATTGTTTCGCCAATAGTGCGCTGCGTTGATTGGTTTAGTAGTCATAAAATCATCCTCTTCATATTGTTACAATACCACAATTGAGAGTGGTTTGTCAAGAAGTTTTTAAGACTTTATAGCATTGAGATAATTTTATCTAAATCTTCTGTGTTTGTCAAGCTAAGATTTGATTTTTTATAGCGACCCTTGATCTTCACCGCACACGTGAAGCTAGTAGTACTATTTTCACCTGCCGATGGTTTGAAACGAAATCTAAGGTCGCAGGTTAGCCCCAGGTCCCCGAACATGGGTACACCTAGAAGCTTTTGTGCTTCGGGTTTGAGAGCATAGAGTCCGCGGCCGTCAATCTGAATAAACGAATCGCCTTTATCACTGTAATAAGTTGCGATACGAGAAAAATCAAATGGGATCTTTATATCAGTCTTGCCACCAAACCACGAGCTTTGTAGCTCTCTCTTCAGCTTTCCCGTCTGCATCGAACGTTTAAGTCCGTAAATCTTCTCATTCTTATCTTTGTTTAGGCGCGGGTCCATGAGGTCTGGGAATGTCGCATTCTTGTTAAGCCAATCGAGCATGTAATCATCAAACAAGGGCTTGAAGATAGCTTCGTTTTTTACGAATGCTTTTGTGCGGCGAGGTTCCCATGTTCCAGTCGTTGTGTTATATTGTGCGCGGAACTGTCCAAAGTCGGCAGCGAGAGCAGTCTTTAGTTCGATGCTCATCACTACTTTTCCACCCTTTTCGATGGAAAGATCGGAGCCATGACCAAACCCGGCGGTGGTGGCAGTAACACCAGCGGCGCCATACCTCTGTGTAATCTCATCTGCTAGTTGCTTCTCAAAATCCATCCCGGCAGATGCGGCAGTCCGCTTCTTGGGTTTGACGTATACGTAAACGCTGCCAGCTTTGCGATCGCGGAGTTCCAGGCGGCCGATGGAGCTACCGCCACCAATAGGATCGTGAATGAACCCCAAAGGAGTAAGCATTTGAATCAGCTTTTCCATTGTCTCCAGGCGCTGATCATCTAAAACCTTAATGTGGTTTTTGACTAGCTTGTAGTCGTAACCCTCTGCTTCAATAACACGGAGGGCGCGTTCTAAGTTGCTCTCAGAAGAATCCCTCGGCGCTGGCAGAGGGCTATCCAGATCTTTTTCCAATTTAGATGGAACGTCCAAGTCTTCTCGTAAATACCTACGCCACCCTTCTACTATTGGTTTCATTCTCATTACCCTATAATTAGTAGTTCAGATGAAGAACCCATCTTTTTTTTCTTAACATTCTTCATACCATACGCCCATTTGGCATCACGGATTTCATAGTCAGAATATAATTTACGAATATCCTCACAATCATTGTAGGAAAGCACCCAACCTTTTCTCTCAGAAAGAATATTGTATAGCTCTCGATGGGGGAATCCTTGATGCATATCCCCTCCGATACCATAGAGCCTATCCTTATCTGTTCCCAACAAATACGGAGGGTCACAATAAAGAAAAGCATCTGGGTGTTTTAAAATAGAAGTTTGAAATGACTCGCAGGCTACGTGAAAATTCTTTACTTTGAATTCCCTCACGCGCTTAATAGAGGAGTCTGTGAATCTTGAGTATGCGGCCAGGTTGGACCAGCCACCTGAGAACGTTGCTCCGGAGAATGTGCTCCTGTTGATGGCGTAGAATTTTGCAGCATTCTCAATGCTGCTGTTTGTTGCTGCTTTAAGCTCCTCACGGATGCGCGCACAGTCTTCCCGTAACAAGCCGCGCTTCTTCTCAAAATCAACATGCTTTTTACGCATAGCATCAGCGGCATCGGCTAGCTTCTCAGGGCTCTCCAAAAGAGCTTCCCAGAACCACACCAACGGCTCGAACAGGTCGTACCCATAGACCGTGCCCCCCCTTTCCTGGTTGAATGCTAGCTCCACAGAGCCGCCGCCAAGAAAGGGGGAGCAAAGTTCCGTTACATCGGATGGGACGAGGGGAAGAATATGCTTTACTGCACGGGACTTTCCCCCGGGGTAACGTAACGGAGTTTTAGCCATTGATTGTCAGATTGCCAATCTTGGTGGGGACCGTAGTCTGCCAACCAGTAAACAAGGTCTCATCTGCCGTCATAACGTTGCCGACGGTGGTCTGCACGTTCGCCTCTAGGGTGAGGAAGCCACGCTTGTAATCATACTGCTCGACCGTCTGATCGATGAAGTCAAGCTCGTAGATGTTCTCGGCGATAACGCCGGCAACGAAATAATCAAAGCCGGAAAAATCACGCTCGTAATCTTCTAGCATACTCTGACCACGCAGGTCATCAATTGCCTGATTGTCGAAGCCAGTAGTGGTGATCACTCCGGCAACAGTGGTAGCAAAATCTGTCTGCTCCAAAACATCGTCAACATAACCATCGCGAGCATGGATAACATCGCCACCCGTTGAATACGTCAACGTAATCTTGGCATTCGTATCTAGCTCGGCCTCTCGCAACTTACTCTGTAGACTCATTTATTCTCCTTTGTTAATGAGTTGAGACATCTGTATAACCCCATGCCTCCCTGCGGGTTAACTTCAAGTTTTCTAACCTAGAAGCTCGTTGAAGGCACTGTCCACCGAAGTGGTAGTAGCCTCCGTATTATACATTTGCGTCTCTGAGGATGCCTCCTCGGTACCACTCTCGTCAAGTAGGTAACTATCGAGCAACGTACCAACCTCTTCCGGGGTCTTGCGCTCAAAAAGAGTGTCAAGCTCAGGAATGTTGTCGAGCCACTCAGCGCATCGCTCAGTGTCGCCATCACTGCACAGAGTGGACGAACGACGACGAGGGGTAATCTTGGTCTGAGGGAACGTTGCCCCTGCAGGCTTGCCATAGTGGATCACTAGGTCAGTGCCGGCTTCAGAATCCGTGATATCCCCGTACTCAGGATTGAGGAACAGGTTGAGCAACTGCTCATACACCATCTTGCCGAAGCCCCACATGCGAGGGCCTTGGTCCTCTTCGCCTCGCACGATAACGGGAGCGAAGAAGCGCTGGCGAGCCATGAGGTTCTTCGCCATCTTGATGCTGTCCTCAGTACCCTCGTTAAAGAGCTTGCGGATGAAGGAATCCAGGGGATCGTCCTCTCCAAAGTTCTTCTTGGGTGAAAGGAACCCGGGGTTCTCTCCCAGGTTATAGTGGAACCAGAAATCCTTGAGGGGATCTCCGTCTGCGGTGGGGACCAGACGAATGGTCTGCTCTCCATCATTGGGACGCCAGAAATTGTTTCCGCCTCCATTCCCTCGGTTCTCTAGGGCTACCTTGCGTGCCCTAATCTTTTCTAAATCTAAAGCCATGTTGTCCTCCTTGTTTGCACTCGGCTAGAGTATGGTCGGTAAATGTCCCGGCCATCTACATATAATATAACACTGTTTAAGCTAGTTGTCAAGCTTAAATTTCATTTATTTCGTTCTTGGATGACGGAAGAATACGCCTTCGTATAAACGTAATCCTCGTCGTATGAAGTGGGGTGAACGTAGTAGTTCACGTTCTCATTTGTATTGTTGTCTTTGATGTGCTGTTTGATCTTCACTAAGGTTTCTCTGCTATTCATTTTGTCTCTCTGTATAGCAAAATAATACTCTTTTTCTTTCACGTTGTCAAGAGAAAAAAACAAATCTTCTTTGGACCCCAAAGACGTTACACCAAACGTACTTATCCTGGAGATCTCTGAGATTGGGGAAGCGTTGACAAGCGACGCTTCCGTGTGAGTAAAGACGTTCATCATATGATAGGATGATACCACATACTCACCAATGATATCATTATAATTCTCCACTGTCAACTTATCAGACAGCATTTCTTCTAGTTTTTTTCCATCAATCAAACAAACAGAGTTTACCACTCCTGATCTCGCATATTCCTGCAAGACATGGTAGACGGCCCGTTCGTTGAGCCTCTCCACGTCGTTCATAAAGAACTCATCAGGAATGAAGTAAAGAATATCAACCTTTTTATCTCTCAGTTGATATAGAATTTGTAATGATGCTGCAGACTCAATCGAGTCGCCACTGAGCACGAAGAGGATCTCATTATCGACCTCCTTGAAGAAGGTTTTCAGACGTGGTGGTGAGGCATCGTACTCTTCGGGATTTTCACACTCTTTAAGGGCGTGACATTTCTTTGCTCCCTTTTTGACGTCCTTCGAAATTTTATAGACGTTGTACTGAGGATACTTATCAAAGAAGCCGGCTAGTTGGGCGCCTGTTTTTGTTAATCCAATGACTGATTTCATTCTTCTACTTCCACTAAAAATACTCGGTGTCTAAAGGAGCCCTTTTCTGCCTTCTTGATCTCTTTAGCCTGTGCTGTTTCAATCTGACTTATTTTATGATGATGCATCAAGCACTCCAGAACTTCTAGGATATCGGCAGCTTCTTCTGCACAGGGATCCTCAAGAAACTCTTCTACTTCTTCTCGTAGCTTCTCTTCAAGTGACGCCGCATAATCGGTGTCTCTTATTAGGACACGCGATGAATAGTTCTTGCCGCTGCACTCTATGATTTCTATTATCCGATCCCTCACCAGTTTATTATAGACGGGCATTACATTCCACTAGATTGCCATAATCTCGCCCTATTTGGACGTTGGACATGAACTTACCAAACTTGGTGGTTTCGAAAATGCGTTGAACTTCTTTGATGTGTTTAAGCTCTTCTTTCGTTACGTCTAGTACTAGACTATCATGGATCATGAAGGATATAAAGCTCTTTTCACAGTTCTCGGAAAGATATTTATCGACTTCAATGGCTGCTGACATCGTGACGTCGTTAGCCGTGCTCTGAATCAAATAGTTGAGGGCGTGAAAGTCGTCAGCGGGGATTTCTCTCCCAAATGGTGTTGATACCACCCCATCTTTGTAGTGCGAGTCAACAACGAAAGCTTTCTTATAAAATCTTTGGGAAAGATAGTCTTTTGACTGAGGATTATAGAGCCACGCAAAGATTCTCTTCTTTGATTCCTCTCTATTTTGAAGTCCTCGATAAACATTCTTACCATTCCACTCATGGAGATCCTGATCGGGCTGTTCTTTCCCACTAAGTGCCAGAAAC